GACATCAGATTCTTGAACTTCTTGTGTAGTCTCTGTGGTAAGTTCGCTGACTTCGGCGTCTCTCTCTCCCACTGTTTTGCTATCTCCGGTTTGTTCTTGTACATCCACCGTCTCTGTGCTTGGCTCTTGAATGGCATCAGCTTGTTCTTTTAAAAGTTGTTCTTTCTTTGATTGTATCTGTTCTGTAGTTGGATTTACTACACCTTCTTTATTAAGAGCTTCTACTGCAAACTCCTCAGTCACTATATTAGTTGTTGTGCTAACGTCATCACCATCAATGGTAATCTCAGTTTCTCTAGCTTCACCTTCTGTAATAGGATTCTCTTGAAGGGATTTAATCTTAGACTTTATCTCTGATGCTTTATCTTTAGCAAACTGAGTATCATTACCTTTTAAACCATCTAACTCAACCTGAAGCTCTGTTATTGCGTTTAATGTAGGCTCATTAATACTAGAGTCTACTTTTAAAATATCATTCTTTATAGTAGCCTCCTTAAACTTCTCGTCATAAATTGCTTGAAGTTCAGAATCATTCTCTATATTAATGTCTGCTTTAAGTAATTGCTCAGGAGTTGACTCTCGTAAAAACTTAGCCATCATAGGCCCCGACACCTTAGCGTCATTACCCGTACCATTAATCTTGTACTTAGGAGATTTATATAAACCATACCCTACGGATATTGGTGCTGTAGCTGTACCTGCCACACCTTCAAATAAAATCTCTGCCACGTCCATCTCTTGACCTGCAGCTACCCTACCTGCTATCTCACCTACAGAACCACCTACAGCTTCAGTTGCCCCACCGACTGCTGACGCTACCAATTTTCTACCCGTAGATTTAGCTACGGAGGTTGTTAACTTACTCGCTACACCACCAAACGCTGCATCTACAGCTCCAATAGTTAAACCTCTAGCTACAGCTTTAAACCTAATATCGTCCATCATCTCTTCATTCTGAAGAACTTCACGGATATTTTCATTAGTCATCGGCTTATCACCAAGCTGCTCTTGGAGTAGCTCTGAGTAAGTAAGACCTGCCTCTAAAGTTGTACCTGCGCCACCCATAGCTCCCGCTATAGCTCCCGCTCCAACACCAAAAGGCGTAAATGTAGCTGTCCCCGCAAGTGCTCCTGCACCCGCACCCGTGGCTGCACCTGCTAATACTGCAGGTGTTATCATAGCACTAACCGAGGATACAAATAGTTGTGGTATAACAGTTGGGTTAGCGGCAACGCCTTTTATAAAACCAAGAACACCACCACCATCTTTTTGATATATTTTTTGGAAGTCACGCATTTCATCAGATTCACCTGCGTCCTGCATTCTTTTTTGTGCAGCTATAAAGTCTTGTATATCTTCATCGCTTGCGTCAGCACCCTTTGCAAATAATTCAAGCGACTCATCTACTGAACCACCCTGTGCTTGACCTGCCGCACCGGCTCTATATAAGTCACCAAATAAATCTGTAACTACATTCTTACCGAATGTTCTTTCAAGAGCTGTATCTTTTTCGCCTTGCTTAAACTCAGCGTCTGAGAAGTCTAAATTAATGTTTTGAGGTTTAGGGGCAAAGTCTGTTGGAACAGACTCTTCAATAACACTTAAGGCTTCTTCTTTTGTTATGCCGGTATCGTCAGGGTTAATACCTGTAGCTTCCATATAGTCAGACTTCCAACGAGTAGGATGGTCTTTTGATTTCAAGTCTACCCCACCCTCACCTTTACTTCCCCAATGATACATACCATCAACTTCATTAGGTTGAGGTGTAATACCTGCCTTCCAAGCACCACGATAGTCGTAGTTTGAATTATCAATTTGAGGTTCCTCACTATAGGTTTGCTTAAACTCCTCTCTCCAAGCTACAACATTTGGGTCTGTAGCCATCCAATTTTGAAACTCAATCTCTTCCTGCTCTGTTAGTGTAGAGTCTGTTGGAACAGACTCATCTACAATTGAAATCTCTTGCTTTTGTATTGATTGAGGGCTAGCCTCTTGTATTGGAACTGAAACATCCGATGAGATAACTTCTTCCTGCTCTGTTGGTGTAATGGATTCCGTAACGTCCTCTTGAACAATAGAAACGGATTCGTCTTTTTTTTTTACTCCAACAAGGATTGAGAATTCTTCTATAGATTTTCCGTATCCCTTTTCTTTAAATAAAGTATACGAATCATTTAAAGCATCAGGATTTGTATTTATAAGATTTACGTATTCATCAAAAGATTTAGTATAACCTTTCTGTTTAAATAACTCGTAAGAATCTTTTAGTGCTTGCTCGTTCATATCTTAATCTTAATATTGTGATGTATCTAAGTCAGTCGTAATATCAGAATCCTTGTCGAATCCATACACATCAGCTAAGCCATTAAGGTTTGCTTTACCAATAGATGTTAAATAACTTCTAAGTTTATCTCTCTCCTCAGTATCAGATGAATCAAAGTAGTTGTTAGTGTCAATTGTAACAGTCTCTTCAACTCCCGGGAAGGATAATGTAACTTGATTACTAAACCCAAGACCTCTTTCTCCTGCAGTCTCAATCACCATATTACCAAACCCTCTTAGTGGACCGTCACCTCCAATCATTTCCTCAAGAGCAGCCTTAAAGTTCTCATCGTCTGAACCTACCTCTTCATCTGATATACTAAATAAATCTCTATCAATAGCGCCATCAACTATATTTGCTAACTGAAGCTCGTATGACGAGTCTACTTGCTCAGCAGTTTGAACCGTAGTAGAGGCATCGTAGTCAGTGTAAGTACCTTGGTCATCGTAACCCATATCATCCATAATATCTACAACATTAAGCTCATTAGCTACTAACGCTGACATAGACTCAACAAAGTCTCTTTTATTCTCTATTGGTATACGTTTAACTATAGGCGTCTTTCCATCAACATCAAACATCTCGATAACAACCTCGTTGTTATTTCTTTCAATGTTTGTAATGTCTCTGTTAGCGTTAGATATATAGTTTAGTGCCGCATCAATTTGAGATTCAGTACCATCAAACACGTGGCCAATCTTACTAACGTAGTTAGATACAAGTTTTTTCTCCTCCTTATCTTTAGCTTCCCACTGTGTTGGCTTATTTATTTTTGTAATCTGTGCTTGAGTGTATACATTTTTTAACTGTTTTTCCTCATCAAGATACTTAAGTTCTATTCTTTCTTTTTCCTCCTTAGTCTTAGCTGCAGCCATATCAGAATCGTGCTTAGCTGCACGTTGTTCCATAATAGCTTCAGTGTTTTCAATAGATAAGTCCATTGTCTCAAGCTCCTTAGGATTTTTCAAAGCAAGATGTTTAATCACTTGGTCTAGCTTTTCATTAGATAATCCCATAGCCTTCAACTCTAGTGGAGTTTTCTGAGCTATAACTGATATTTTTTGTTCAGCAGCCTCATTATCTAATTCTAGCTTGCCTTTCTTAAGGCTTTTTGTATCCTCAAAGAAATCAATGGCTTGCTGTGTTTGCTCATTAGCCAATACTTGCGCCTCTTTCTTTTCTTTATCGAACTCAGTAACCTCAACACCTATCTTAGAGTTTATAGCCGTTCTAAGTATCTCTGATGCTTCAGCCTCCTGCTTCTTCGTAAGCAATGGTTGTGAAGCACCACTATTAGGATTGGTTGGGTCAGGAACTAGATATATAACACCCTCCTCCTGCACCTCAGGTAGCTTGTTGTTTGGTAGTGTTTCAAACCTGTACTCTTTACCTGCTCTATTTGTAAGTATACTTGCTGCATTATGAGTGTTAACCAACTCTCTTTGTATTAAATCATCAGTGGCTTTTTTAAAGTCTTCGCTCTGAAGCATAGATGTTTTCATACCCTCTGATGTATTTGGGTCGTTAAGTATCTTTTGAAACTTCACGTCATACGCTCCCTTGATTCCTTCAGAAAACTTATTAACATCAAAGTTATCTATCTTACGCTCAACTGTATTCTTTAAGCTAAAGATTGACTTTCTATCACTAGGGTTTGAAGACATAACCATATTACCGTCACCATCGTCAACCATTTTAGCTACAGACATTTGACCTGTAACCGGGTCAATGTATACACCTGAGTTTGCAGGGTCACCAAATGCTTGTATCTGTGAGTTTTGGTATATTTCTTCAGCCGAAGCATTACCCGATTGAGCTCTCTCTAAACTAGCTGCATAATCAGTATTAAACTTTTTTGAAACCTCAAACATATCAGTCGTTCCTTGCTTAAGGTTTGCACGCATTGCGTTGTACTCCCTAAGAGGTAGCTGACCTGATTTAAGTTTCTTGTCTAAGTCAAGCATATACATTGAAGCGTCATTAGCAAACCTAGACATTCTCTCATTAGCACCATCGTGCTGACCTTGAGGAGTGTCATTAAACTCACGCATATAATCACGTGACTCCTCATCAAGTTTTATCTTTAAATCCTCTCGTCTTTTATCTTCAGCTATTAACTTAGCACTAAGGTCAGTGCTAATTTGTCCCCAATCAACACCTTCAACAACAGGTCTTTTACTTTGTCCGTAATATGATTTAGCCATTAGTAAAGTTTAAAAGGATTATATAGAAGTTGTGATGTCTCATAATTAGAGTAAGTATTTGGATACTGCTGAGGTAGGTTTGTTGGCAAGGACATATTCTGAGAAGGTACGACCTGTGGGTATGTGTTGGCATCGCTAGCAAACACTCCAAAACTATCAGTATTATTGGATACTAACGTATTATTGGTATCTACCGTATTATCAGTGTCTACCGTGCCGTCAGAACCATACAACTCTGACGCTTCTAATCCCATCATAGCCATATTACCTATACCTTGAATCCCTTGAGCTATAGATTGATTAGCTGCGTTTTGTGCTTGTGCGGAAGCTATACCCGCACCTTCAGCCTGAGATAAAGATAAGTTAGCTCTTGATGTTCCCAACTTCGATTCCTCGGTAGCGACCAATTTATTTAAAGCCTCTAAGTCTTTAGTTTGTTGGTCAGTGATATTTTGCTGTGCTAAGTTTGACTGAGCAAGTACCCTACCTGCAGTAGCTGCACCACCTCTATCTGATTCTTTGGCTACCTCCATAGCTTGAGCACTTGCCTGTGTTATTGCATTTCTTTGGTTTTCGTAAGGAGTCTTACTAATTCCAAGCTGTTCAAAGTAATTAACATCAAGCTGAGCTTCAGCATCTTTAAATGCTTTATCTGCTGCAGTTTGAGCATCTTTAGCAAGCCTATTTTGTTTTCCTGCTTGAACAAAACTAGCCCCTGTTCCTACCGCACTTATTCCTAACGCAATTGCTGTTCCTGTAGCTATACCCATATTATAATGTTTTAATCATTTCTTTATTGTACGAATCTCCCGTAGTATAACCCTGCTGCTCATAAACACCAATAAGTCCGTTATGCTTTATAAGTGCATAAGCGAACTTATTATCTAGGCTCTTTGCAACTGATGTTAATGTCTGTATCAATATTGATAACGCTTCTTTACGTGATTCCTTATAGTCTTTGTTTGATATAATCCAATCCACCCACGCTACTTTTGAGTTGGTGTTGTACAAAAAACCTGCACATACAGGTGTATCACCATCCCAAACCATTATGCCACCCTGACCATCTTGAGGTAGGAAATCTCTACTAGGAGCTACCCATCCCCAATCCTGCCACCACCCCTTAAGGATGTTGTCATAATCTTCGTGCTGCAGTGGAGTTGTATTAAATTTCATTTAGTAGCAAAGATACTAAATTTTAAGGATAACTTTTCATTAGCTCAGACTCAATAGCAAAGAGCTCACTTGCTGTAGTAACTGTGTTAGGAAGCGTGAGCGTTACCTCAGCATAATGTCCCATCACTCCAAGAGATTCAGCCTGTGCATTCTTAAAGTACATAGCAAAATGACCTGCACTTGGGATTGTACCTCCTGTATGATTTATTCTAATATAGTTCGTAGCTATAGTGTCACCATTACTCACTGCGGTAACAACTCCGGCAAAAGAAAGGGTAGAACCCGAGCCTGCATATATTGAATCACCTATAGATAATTGATTATTAATTTCAAGAGAGACAGCAAATCTTAAATCAGCTACTGAACCTCCACCGGTTAAAGAATTAATCACACCAACACCACCATTAGCTCGTGACTTAAAGTCAGACTCGGTTAATGCCCCTCCTCCCGTTACGCCATTAGTTCGCACATATGCAAAGTAATTACCCTCTTTCTTTACAAAAGAAGTGTTAGTTATAGAACTTGACTGAGCCGCTACATCTGTAAGGAGTTCAGCAGACCACGCGTCAGTAGATTCAAGATTAAGCGTTTTAAAGAGCTTGTTATCTAAAGGCATTTCATTTATAACAGTCTTTATAGTAGATGCATACGTGGTCCCGTAATAGCTATTACGTGTATCGTTGGTATTATGTCTATATAGCTGACCTTTATTAAATGAATATAAGTAGTTATTCATTCCTATCATATAGTCAGGGAAGTAGCTATAAAATGAAGGGAATCCTTTAGACCCTTCACTGTAAGTTATTGTATAATTTGCCATCTTAACAAGCTTGTATTTGAGTTACTATTCCGTTTATAACTAAGAAGTAACCATTAGCTGCTGACACTCCATTTAAGTTAGCTCCCGCCGCTTTATAATAACCATTAGTTAGCTTCGTAGCTCCGTTGGCATCAGAAAAAACCCAATCCTTTATAGCTAAAACATTATCTGTAGTTGAAGCCACCGGCCCTATATATGCAGTGCTTCCTAAACTTGTTTGACTACAGGCGTTTACAGGATTAGTCGTTTGAGCTGATGTAGATATATTTTTTAAAGTTGTAGGGCATCCAACAGAAAGGGAGGGGCCTGTTTTTGATGTACCACAAACAACATCGAAGTCAATAAGTAATGATTGAGCCCCTGCTGTGGCTTTAGGAACGTAAGTTATAAGTTTACCCGCCATACCTGCAGCTAGACTTGTAGCGAGCTTATTAGTTGTTGTTATAGAAGTTGTAGTTCCTGAGTTATACCAAGTACTTAGCGTTGGGTTGTAGTGGTAGATAGGAAAATTAGTATTCCCTGATGCCCAATTAGAGCAACCTGTAGTTCCACCACTTGCAGCCCAAAAATAAGATTTTATGTTAGCGTTTGGAGCTGCTATTGCGCTAGTATAATTAGTAGCTAAATTAGATGAAAATGTATTATAATGTGCGCTGTTAAAAATAATGTCAACACCTATGGGGTTGCTAGAAACTCCATTTATTTCAATCTTAATTGCACCTGCAGCAGTTCCGGTAGTTACCTCACCGCTTAATTGCCCGGAAACTGAATCAGGCATAGCAAATATTACATCATTTTCACACCCAACCGGACAATCAGGGCAAGCAACCGCAGAGCCTAAGCTTGTAGCTGATTGATACCTAGTGGTAACACCATCAGAGTAGTATCCGGGAGTTGCTAGCGTTGTCATTTCAACGTCAGTAAAAACTGCAGTAGCGTTCGCTAGTGTGTCTGCATTTATATATAAGTCTATAAAGTTTGCCATAAATTAAGAACAATCACAATCTGTTACTATTACCGTCACGTCACTTGACGGAGGAGTTATTCTAGGATACTGCTGAGAGCAAATAGTTATATCTCTTAAACCACCTGCAAGCGAAGTCTCTGCTTTAGCTCCACTAGTATTTTGGTATGTTATGGTTAGAGTTGTACTACTGTTATTACGTATACGATACTCTGTGGTAGTAGCGGTACAGCTACAATCACAGCAAGCTTCCTGTAAAATGGAAGAGGTTTGAGAGCCTATTTTTTGACAAATTAATGATAACGGCTTAAGTCTTAAATCCCAAACTAAATACAGATAAGTGTAAGTTGTGTTAGGTACAGTAAATGAGGCTGAGCTAGTTATACCACTAGTAGTTGGTGTTAGTGTGGTTGAACCACCTTTAATAGCTGTTAACAATGAATTTAAACCTGCCTTAGTATTCGGATACAAGGTATTTGTTGCTAAATACATAAACCTATTAGATGATTCAACAGAATAATTGTCAGTTGAGTATTTGTTAGTCTTCATCGTTAATAGGTTACCCTTTATTGGTATAGCACCGTCGCCTTGAAACCCGTCAAGAACTTGGTAATAAGATGAAAACACACTATCCCTTGCGTTAACTCCAAAATTAACAACCTCATCAGGAGATACTGACTGAGCAGCACCTCCAAAGTATTCCCAATTATGGTGAATGCTTTTTGTTGCGTCATCATTATTTGTTAGAACAATATCAACAACTTTTAATGGTGAACCTTCAGGACATCTAGACGTTATATTAAAGTCAGAGTCCTTCCCTCCAATTTGAGTTAAAGTTACATTATACTTAGACGGTAGTTGTTTGTTTTTTGTAAATACAGTAACCGTGCTGTTGCCGGATATTGTTGCGTTATGCTGCACAACACCATCCCATTCAACCTTAAGTGTTACCGGCGTTGTAGCGGGAACAGTAAAGTCTATTTTAACATCTCCTATTGTTGTAGGCGTATCTACGCAGTAACTAACACTATTTTCTTTTAAAAGAAATGATTGTCGTTGACCACAAGGGATACACTCATCAACTGTCGGCACTAAAATATCGTTGCTAGATAGCACATATTCATTCATATACGGGTCGTACGCTCCTAACTTTTGAGTACTAAAGCTATCTTTAAATAAATCTCTAAACCAACTACGCATACCAAACTCAGATATAACATTAAGCTGTTCATTTGAAGCACTACTTCCTTTTAATTGTATAACAGCAGCTCTTTTAGCATCTGTAAAAAACTTGTCAGAACCATAAGATGTAAAGCTTTCAGTGTTATCGCTAATACCAAAGTCTTCAATCCTAGCTACTTGTTTACCTAAGACCTCAGGCACAGATGTAAGAACATTACCTCCGGACGCATCTGATAATAAGTTTTTACCCGATAGAACGTATGAGATTTTATCCTCTTGCAAAACAAGTATGTCAGTCTCACGAGCAAACATTTTGTTTATAGGGCCAAAAGAATTCTCAAGTGACTTAAAATTAGCTAAACCTAAATTAAATTCATTTAGTCTATTTAAGTTTGTCTCATCGTTATATACACCGCTATATGTTATATCGCTTTTTCTGTGAGCTCTTTTATAGTCCTGCTCAGCAACCGTAGTTACACGATTACCCATAACCATCTCGTTTCCTTTTATAGAATCTTGTATACTATAACTTTCAACTCCATTACCAAATGTAAAACAGTTAGCAAAGTTTAAAAATAATATTGCAGGCTGAGTAGCTGATTGGTCTTGGTCTTCTGAATTAGCAAAATTACCCCCATCAAGGTGGTATCCATTAGTAGTATCAATAGGGTATGAATCTTGTCCTTCATACCAAACGTCAGGTAAAGCTTCAGATGGCTCTGTTTCAAATGCTAGAATGGTATTAGCTCTGAATATTTCAAATGTAGCTCTTATCTTAGCATCACCTCCACTACCCGCACAAGACTGAGTACCTGATATTAAAAACTTTATTTCATTAGATTTTCTGTACCATTGGTATCTATTTGTATTAAAAGATGCCGCATCTTTAAAGGCGTCTATATCTACTTGCGAAGTAGCAAGGTTTGAATCGTAAAAATTATTTATACTTGAAGGGTCTTTATCTCCTGTATCTATAAGGTCTCCTATATTCTCCCCATTCCACCAATCAATAATACTATCATAAGCGACAGGTGAAATGAACTCTTTTTCAAAAGTGTAGCTTCTACGCTCACATCCTCCAATCCCAAAAAAAGCTGTTTGCTTATTTCTGTATAGGTCAAGATTTATTCTAATCTTAGAACCCGCAGGTATATCATTAACAGTAAAGCTTCCACTACTAGCAGTGCTAAAGCCATCATACTCTAAAGTTACATTTTCACCCCCTGAGTTTTGCTCCGCAATTTGCTGTCCGGGAAGTATCTCTGAATTAGGTATCGTGGCAACAGAAAAGTTATTAGCTAGCATCTTCATATAGGTGCCTGATGGAGCATCAACTCCCGTGATAAAGTCAGCGGCTTGAGTTTTTTTCTCTAAAACCGTAGCTGTTACGCAGCTATTTAAAGCACCAAAAGCATCTCGCTTTACATTATACACGTCACCCTCTTCAACCTTTGCTATATTCTCACCCTCTAGTAAAAAGTATGTGTGGCTATCGCTAGTGTCTGTAAAGTAGAACCTAGAATAGATAGTCTCGTACTTGTCAGCGTCAGGTTTAATTACAAACTTATATCGTGTAGCAAAGTCAGGCGCAAGCTGAGTATTTGGTATAGTAACTTTTATTTTATTTTGATTAACGCTTTGTGAGCAAGGAACTCTGACCGTGTTGTTAGGGCTAACTAAAGCTGTGGTAGCTCTATTGAAATCATCCATATAAACAATCCCAACCTCATATCCTCTATTACTATGTAAACTTAATGGGCTTGTAATTTTCTGAAATGAAAAGTTTGCAGCACTTATGTCATAATACTCATACACTGTATTAGCTGCTGAAGGGCTGCTAGGGTTTGATGTATAAGCCATAGCTACAACCTTTATAAAAAGGAATGTGCTATTAGTTACTAGTGCTGTTATCGGCCCATCCAATGCTGTTATACCACTTTTATGTTTATGGTAATCTGCACCTGCAGGGTTTTCTAAGGTACTTAATAACTGACAATTAAACGTGTCAGTAAATGTAGTGCCATCACAAAAAGTAGCTGATGTTATTTTGATATTTGAAGATGTACCTATCTTAGACTGAAAGTCAGTACTACTAATAAGTTCGCTAACGCTGTTAAAATTCTGCGGTAGAGTATAACTAAACCCCATATCAATGTTTTGATTTGAAGTAGATGGCTTTGGTGTTGGTGTTCCTGTGAAATTAGTACCATCTTTATTGCTTACTCTAAAGCTAAAGCTTAAAGTAGAGCCTGCAACTAACTCATCATTTATATCCGATAAGTCTATACTTACCATTCCTTTAGATGTATTAGAGCCATTTATAGTGTAAGTAGTATCAGTTACAGTCGGGGATGTAGTAATCTTAGCGACCCCAAGAGATTGTGAGTCAACCTCTGTAAAGTAATCAAGCCTAGTATTTAATCCATTTCTAGTTAAGTTATAGCCATCAACATAGTTACCATACATAATACGATTACCCATTAATGTTTGTGTTTTGGCTAACAATGGAACATTGTCGTATAATCTTAGAATTTCTCCGCTAGAAAGAACTGTGAATATTTTATTATCTGTAAACGAATAGTTGTATGTTTGATTATCTAAATACCCTAAGTTAGATTTATTTAGGGATTCGATAATTTTTATATCTGAAGAGTCTGAGTCTTTAAATAATATTTCTATATCAGTAACTCTTTTACCTCCTGAATTAAAATTAATGGTAGCAGTGTTAAATGAGTTAACCATACCTTCATTAAGATTCGTTTCAGTAGATAAAAAAAACGGCTTGGTATTAAACACAGGGTTTGTAAATATAGATGTGGCTGAGTACTCATCATCCTCATACTTATATCTATAGCCAAAGCATAGAAATTTATCTTCTAAAAAAGTTTCAGTTCCGCCCGTGGTTACACCTGTAACTAAAGGAGCTTGATGAGGTGGTTTAACAACCACTAGTAAATCATCTTCAGAAAATAAATCGTTACCCGTTAAAGAGGTAGGGTATTCGTAGTTTTTGTTTACATTTATTTTTCTAGGAGGATTATAGTTATCTGTAAAGAATAGTAAATTATCCACCTTATTCACCTCGGTAATTAAGTATGCAGGGTTAAAATTTAAAGTAGTGTTAGTAGCGTCATTAGCATTTTTAAAACTAATCACGTGGTACTCAGTGCTTAAAGTATTAATATTAAATGATACTATCAGGTCGGCTTTACCTGTAGATACAGCAGACTGACCACTATCGTGTATAAACCAATATATAGTTTCATTTGCTCCATCCTCGAAAGCACCTATACATCTAGCACTATTAGTTAAGTCACGCTCACTACCATCAAAAAAACCTAAATTAATTGTAGTTAAAAGCTCGTTCCCTTTTGAGTTTTCAACAGAACCAATTTCCGAATCCTCTGTAGAGCCGAGTCGTACATTCATTGCGTCAACGTACTGACCGTTAGGCACAAGTCTCTCATCAAGTGACTTGTTCATTTTACCTGCTATAAAATTCCTTTTGCTATTAGCCATACTACTTAATCCACTTGTTTTGTCCTCTCATATTCATAAGTAATCTACCCGGATGAATATTACTAATTCTTATTTTAGCATTACGTAGAAGTGCTGACTTCTTTTTTCTTGCTCTATTTATAATGTATTCTTGCACGCCTAGTTTATTATCTAATATAGAATATTGGATATACGAATAGACAAACTCCTCAAATAATTTATTAACTGTTACTAGCGAATTGTCACCGCCTTCCATACCGTCAGAGACATACTCAACAATAACGCTTTTACCTGACATTGTAGAGTCAAAATTAATAACGCCTGCCTTCGCATCTATTCTAAAGGTAGGGTTAGCATTAGCTGTCTCTGTATTAAGCCCGTAGCGAGCCCCTATTGCAAAATCAAAGTACCATATCCCATCACAGCAATAACCCTCTGCGTTGTTGTATGCACTATTCTCGTTTAAGTATATAGTCTTTTTAGTGCCTGTGATTCTATCAATATCAATTGGAGAGAACTGAGGTTTTAGTACATTACCTGCCTCGTCAAATAGTATTTTATCATTGTTATCTTGTAGGTATGCTTGTGCTGATGTTAACTGAATATTCTCAGTCATTGGATATAATACACCATTCTCATATAGTGACACACGAACCCAATTAACATAGTCCGCAGGAAGAACAATACGTACAGCGTCATCAACATTTAACTGTAAAGCTTTAATCTCTTTAAACGCATCGTAATTAAGTTCTTGTACTGCACGTTTCGCGTGGAATAGAATCTTATAACGCTCCTCGTTATTAACTAAAGAGTGGTTACCTTGATACATTAACATAAAATTGTTAACGATATCTTTCAAGCTAACGTATTGGTATGAACCCCAATTAGCATCCTCGGGGTTTGCGCCTGAGTTTTCGTAGTACTGATACTGAGATATATAAGCCATTATTGCTGTAGGTTATTTTGTTGTTCTTCTGCCTGTGAGTATTGCACCACCATCGTCTCTCGTATTTCAACACCTGCGTACTTACATATCTTTACAACTAAATCATTTAGGTTGTCAAGTGGTAATTCAAAGTCTTTATAATCAGCAGCAGATGCGTTAAATACAGGGCCTTGTGCTACTAATGCTGTATTGTAAGTCCACTTTGGTGTTAAAGGATACCGCACGTACTGAGCTGTTATATCTGTATCTCCATTAATTGTAGCAGGATACACCGTCATTTTAGCGGCTTCGGTAGTATACGCAGGAAAGTCTAAGCTTGGAGCTGTAAGTATAGAGGCGTTGAGCATTGAGATTTTACTTTGACTCACTCTCTCCACTTCAGTGCTTCCATACATAACTCTATTGATTAGATAGTAATCAGAAGGCATTGTATATGTATTGGTGTTAGCTGTAGCTTGAGTTAACTGTGCTGTTTTAGAAAATAAATCAATGACCTCGAGTATACCTTTAGATAAATCAGCATACTCAGTTCCTGACCTGCGTGCATTTTCTAAGTTAATCTGTGTGTTATATTGGTAAAAGTAATCCTCAAATATCTCTAACTGAGCTTGTTGTGCGTATAGGTTAAAGTCTGATGGGGATAGGTATCCGTAGTTATTCTTATTAAGTATAGCAAGGACTGTATTTCTTACTGTATCTATCATCTTAAAATCTTTTCACAAATATACGCAAAAAAAAAGAGCCCTATAAAAGAGCTCTTTAGTAGTTTATTTGCTTGCTGTATTAGCTTGCAACTATATCAGTTATAAGCACCGGAGGAGTTATTTCTAAAACCTCATCAGTATTATTTCCGTTAGCTAAGCTAATAATGCTGTCTTGGAAGAAGTTCCTCATCTGTACTTTTGAAGATGCAGAAGCCCCTACATATGTTATAGTAAGAGTGTCGGCTCCATCAGTAAGTCCATTGTTTATCTTAACAGTGTTAACTGTTGGTGCGCTTACCATTGATACGTTATCAACTCCAATTAGTTTTGGTTGATTTACAATCTCTTGTAATGATACGCTATTAAGTGTAAACGATGAGCCTATCTCACCTTTTATACCAAAGTATATACTTTGGTTTGAGCCTGTTTTCTTATACCTATATTCATTCTCACCTACGGTTATTGGGATAGAATCATAAGAATTATTAGCAAACCAAATAAAATCACAATCACCTGATATTGACTTTACGTCAATCTTGACAAGATACTCTTCATTTGCAGTCGTTGCATCTCCTGACACTTTAATAACAGTATTATTTGCGCTTTGTGCGGTAAACTTAAGCGTTTTATCTGAGAAATTAAATACAGAGTTTACACCACCTGCATTACCTGCAAGATTATACCTCTCATACCCATAAGCAAACTGATTGGTTGGTTGCATAGAGATGTTTGAAAATGTGGTTGTCTTTCCTGAAGAATGGTCTCCTGCATAAAAAGTTAAAATAAGACTTGTCAACTCAGCTACAAACGTAAAACTAGCTGAACCACTAGTGACATCTACATCTATCTCACCTGACGTCATAAAGGTTGCTGCTAAAGTATTAACAGCTAAATCACCTGTAATTTTAGCTATATTAAACTTATATTCAGTCCCTATTACGGTAGGTACGTTTAAAGTCACGTATTGATTATTTGCAGTTGAGGTACACGTAAGAACATTATCTGTAACTGTTGCTGTTGAGAGATTAGGGCTACCTGCTGTCCACTGAGATAAAGTAGTAACAACCGTTCCTGCTGATACATTAGTAAAATACCCATTAGTTACAAGCTCTTGAATACCTGTTTCTTTTACAGATACGTTATCAATGGTAAAAACTGTATTAGTGGCACCAATATAAGGTTGTATACTTACACCTGTTGAGCTTGGTGTAAAGGTAAATGTTTCTGTAACAGCCTGACCACCACTAACTAAAGTACCTCCTTGGTAAACTACTGATTGAGTCGACCCCCCTGTTGTTGATGTCATTAGACCTAGTGAACCATTATTCCCCGATAAAATCTGCATAGTAATAGTCATCTCGTACTGCTTACCCGCAACTAAACCAATGTTTTGATAAGCCCCACCGGAACTATTTGTACTTAGAGTCACCTTAAGCTTTCCGTTGTCGTAAGCTATACTAGAGTCTTTTGCAGTCCACCCTTCTATATCAGTAGCAAAATCACCGTTTGTTACTTTTTCAGGGCCATACCCATTAAAAGAACCATTACTTAGGACCTCAGGTCCCAAGTATGATTTATTTAGTTTTAAAAAATTTGCCATCTTATGAAAGTGTTATAGCTGTTGTTGTCAACACCTGATTATATTTATGGTCTCTAAACTCATCAAGCGGAATATCTAACCTACTAGCTGTTGCTGACTGAGCGTTCAATCTCTGAACAAATCTCTCAATCACGTCAGCCACAAAGTATGTATTTACTGCGTTGTTAAGCTGTGTTAGAGTAACCTTGTCGGCTTGAGGGCCTGAAGCAAACCAAAATGATGATGCATTAGCTGCACTTGTCGCCTCGTCATACTCAGAAATAATGTAGTTATCTATCTTAAGAATCTGATTACCTCTTGTATCGCCGTTACCTGCAAATATAGAAAATGCATCTCCTGCAATTGAAAGGCTATCATTAGATAGTAACAATGTATTATTATCAAGAACCTCTACAATAATTGCTTCAGTATTATCTGTAGTATTAAACACTACGTCACCAACTTTGCAAGTCGATAAAAAATCACCCCCATCTACTTGAAGGTAATTACCTAGTGATACTTCTTTTACGCTTATATAATCTACTGAAAATTTACGTTGAGTTGTTCCCGCAGCGACAGCATATAAATAAAGTATGGAGTTTGTTACACTTGAAGTCACCCTATAGTCAAATGTATTGTTTGCAGACGTGCTAGCTATAACTTGACTGCCTCCAAATTGTACTTGTAAAGCTCCTGAAACATAACTACTCATTTTCCACCTTACCGAGTATTCTACACCATTTGTTACACCAAGGCCATTTTGCTGTAAAGCAATAGGGGAAGTGGCGTCTACTGAAGCTTTTTCGCTAGAAGTAGAAATACTCCATCCCGAGGGAAAACCCCAACCATCCGTAGACTTGAAGTTACTGCTCTTTACCACCTCTGCTGACCCATAAGTCGGAGTCACTGTCGTTCCGCCTGTTAGTTTCAGCGGTATTCCTAAATACTTTGCCATATGATTATGATACTACGATTGCCGACACTGCTACAACAGGTGTAATAGTATCTTGATTACTAGTCCACGACTTTTCATATAAAGCTGTCATAGTATTCTGTAATTGATTCTCTAAAGTATAACTAGCATCAGAATCATTAGTTAAGGTAGCTTTTGCTCCCCCAAGATAATAAACAATTGTACTTGTACTTCCGTTACCAATAATCATTTTTACATTAGACAAACTTAATGTCTCTGTTCCTGAGCCTGTCACGGCTAGTTTTATAAATTTTTCCATTTTCTTAAGTTATGCTAAGGTTATTCCTGTTGCCACTTTTGGCATATCTACTAAAAATTCTACTTGAGTCCAAGAAGTTTGTCTTGCCGCTATAATAGCATCAGAGATAGCATCCCTTACGTCAAAAGCAACTGCTGCAGCGTGAGCTATTGTAGCAGTAGTACCATCAGTGTAATCTACTCTAGTTGAAGCTGCTGTTGCACTTGCAGAGTATACGTGAGCTACATTCGAGCAAGACACTAACTGATAAGGATTCGCCGCAGGTCTTGAAGATGTAGAAATTTTTAAATATTTTTCCATCGTTTAAAAAATTAGATGATTAATAATGAAACAAAGATAGCAAAAAAAAAGGAAGCATTTCTGCCTCCATTTTTATTACTTAGTCTCTGCAACTTTTTCGAGAAACTCTAGAACCTCTAAACCATCATCGCTCTGAAGGTATGAAGAAACCACATACAGTGGGTCTTCTCCGTACGGAACAACAAGCATACGCTTCTTATTAGTAGGAGTGTTAAAGAATACCTCTTTCTTATTCTTTCTAAAAGCTAATAAGCCTTTATCAAAGAATGATTGTATCATTGAGTCAACCTGTAAAGATGAATCGTTTACAACCTCTAAAAACGCCATAGGATTTTGCTTAGCAAATAATAAAATATCTCTACGAAGTTCAGATGATGTAATTGTGCTAGGGTCAGTACCAAAGGCTACACGAGTAACCGCTTCTATTTGGTCTATGTTTAACTCACGAGCTGCAATCAATGCGTCAGCCTCTAAGTTTAAGTCCTCTAAAATCTCAGTAGCTTCTTTTGTTTTATCAACTAAAGAGTACTTAACATCCTTTGCGGGATGTAATTCTAAAAACTTCTGTAATGATTGGTTTGATTTTGGAACCGTTAAAAACCCATCCTCAAATACAATTGGCTCTAGTATTGCGTTGCCATCTTGCTCGTCCTCGAATGGACTCTGTTGGTTTCTTGCGTATCGAAGTGCTCTTTGCTCACCCTTCTCCTCATCAAACCATAGTAATGGGAATCTTCTTGAATTTCTTGAAGCAAGCATAAACGATAAAGGTGCGTCTTCACCTAATAGCTTGTACTGCTTATCTACGTACTCTACTGTTTTTTTCATTTGAATTTAATTTGAATTTAAAAAAAGTAAAAGGAGTCTGTTCGAACAGACTCCCTTTATAATCTACTACTCTTGGAATAAGAAGAAGTTGTTTGCACCTAAAGTACATACAGCTCTCTCAGACAAGAAGTTAACTTCCATTGCATCCAAGTCAGAAGTAGCTGCACCACCTGCTGAACCTGTAATCCAAGTCTTGTAACGTCTGTCTTCAGTTTGTGAAGCTCTGTAACGTACGTGTAAGAAAGGACGCTTAGCGTTCTTACCTAAGATTTGGTCATATACTGAAGTTGAACCTGCAGGAACTAACATCCCGTTAATTCGACCTGAGCCTACACCTGTTGGTAAACCACCGCGCATAGTTGGGTCATTCAAGTATTTCCAATCAGACTTGTAAAAGTCATAACCTCTTCGGAATCCTGTGAATCCTAAGTTTAATGCCATCTCTTGGTCGTTGTCAAATAAACCATATGAAGTACCACCTGCTCCGTAAGAGTTTTGTGCTGCTAACATATCATCAATATCGAATCCAAACTGACGGTCAACGAACATTACGTTCTCCTCAATTGCACCTTGCTTATCAAGACGTTGGATGATTGCGTCAAAGTCACCTAATACATTAGGGTTACCTCCTGACCATACATTTCCACGTTGGCTTACAGAGTAGAATACACCTTCAGAACCACCTTGTCCATCCGTACCACCTGTATTACCAAACTCTTTTGCTGCACCTGAAGCATTTGCTGCAGGAACTGCTTCTAACATAGCTGTCTCTAAGTAGTCGTCAAAACGTAAACGAGTTTCGTGCTCTGATTTCAAGTACCAAAGATATCCGTTCGCTCCATTCTCAGTAGTTACTTCAACCCATCCAATCTGAGCCATATCAGAACCTGATACTGCGTACTTATCTTTTAAGATAATTGGCTTATTCTCAAAGAATACGTCATCAGCTTCTAAAGAACCTACCATTCCTGCTGTTCCTTTCTTGAACTCAGAACCGTAGATAAACATTGTATACTTATCAGTAGCAACAGGTAGGTGGTTTGCTCCATAGTAAGCAAGAGTAACCGCTCCCGTTGCCGTATTTACAGTAGTCACTACAGCTTTAAGGTTTTTACCTCCTGTGTTTCTAGTTAACATAACTGTTTGACCTACACGTACAGCAACGCTTCCGCCGCCCGGCACTAAAGTATCGTTAATAGTCCAAACCGCACTTCCTGCTGCTGCACCTGCCGCACAAGTAACATCAACATACTTAGTGTGTAAACGCCCTTGTTCCGCCCATTTGATAAGGTCAGAGTTAGAAGGCATCTCTGCTCCTACTAAACGTAAAAAAGATGCTACGGTACGATTCCCGTAACGCTCAAATTCCTTCTCATAAGTATCAGGTAGATACTGATTTAAGAAATTAAAATCTGTAATATAGTTGCTACTTAAAGCAACCTGCTCCGAACTTGGCTGTAAATCAAAGCCCGGTGTTCCTTGTACTGAACCTGCCATTTTTTCTAATTTTTAAAATTTATTTTCTTTTAATACTCCTAATCTTTAAGCCGCGACCCGAGTCATTACTTAAAGACTTATACTGTGTTCCTGATTTAGACGATACCTCAGGAGTGTTACGAGTTGTCATATTGATATTCTTAGTCTTCCTCATTACATCCTCTGTGGCATTTGCCTTACCCTGCTCATAAAAATACTGAGCAAACTTCTCAGGGTTCATTGCAACTGCTAACGCTTTATGGTATCCTGCAGCATCTTTCATTAGTCCGTTATCATCTAGATACTTGTTAACAAAGTTCATAGGTGATAAATGTGACTTCTTAGTTTCTTCTGCACTACCCGTACTATACGTAACTTTATCTTCTCCAATATTGAACTCAAAACCTTTGAACTCATTGTTGAAAACTTCGTTAGTCTTTTGTGTAAACCACTCAGACTTTCGTTTAGTCTCCTCTTGCTGCGTTGCAGCCTCGCTTAAATATTGCTTGTAAGCATTGTACTGTTCCTTCTCGCTCTCAGAGACAGCTTCCGGCCTTGACTCAAGGGGTTGCTTGTATTTCTCTTGTTGCTCAACAAAATAGTTTTTAGCTTTAGCAATAGCTTTTTTCTTTGCTACTTTGACTTTCTTAATATCCGACTCATCATCTAAGTCTGCATCGTAGGAGTACTCATCCATTAATGATTGTATATCATCATCGTCAAGAGCTGTCTCCGTAGCCTTAAGGTAGTCACGTAGCAAAGCGTCAGGATTCGCTTCATCAAAATTACGTTGTAACTTAACGTAATCACTTATCCCACGTCCTGTTTCTTTTTTATATTTAAAATAAGCAGCAACATCTTCAGGTAACTCTTCTTGAGATTCTCTCTCAGCAAAAAGCTCATCCATAGATGTAATCTCCTTATTATATCTATTCTTAATATGTGAAAGAACTTGCTCTTCAGTTAAGCCTTCGGATTCAGTAGTCTCTACTACTTGCTCAACAACTTCTTCTTTAGATGTTGAATCGTCAAACTGCTCTTCGTGCTTTTCTAATAATTCTTCTTCGACTTGTGCTACAGATTTCTCTTCTATATCGTCTACTGCTCTTACTTTAATTTCCATTTGATTTGATTTTATGCAAAGTTAAACAATTAATTAATACAATTTAAGCGTACCTATCTAGGTGAAAATTCAGATAAATCAAAACCATCTAAGCTATCCTCATTAGATTCAAACGTCATAGGAGGGAGGTTGTTTTTTCTTTGAGATATTAATTTACTCTGCTCAGTATTCTGTTGACTTATACGAGCACTCTTTGCGTCTTCACGTTGAGTCTCTCTGCTCTGTAATGCATTCTCAGATATATCTCTAAGACGCATATTAAAATCAAACTCTTTATCCATAAGGGTAGCCTTAAGCTGTGCCTCGTTATTCATCTTCTGAATATCAAATGCAACTTCTGCTTGCTTAATCTGCATCTTAGCTTGAGTCTCAGCTTGTATCTTCTGCATAGCTGTTTGAGCTGCAAGTTGTTGTGACTTAATTTGTTGCTGAGCTGTAATGGCTTGTTTTTGCATAGCCATCTTCTCATCACGCTCCTGCTTCTTGATGCGTTTAACTTTAAGAAGTTGATTAGCAACCTTAAGGTTTCTAAGTTCTCTAATATCAATTGCATCCTCTAGATTTATATCTCCCTTAGATAGAGCCATTTGTATATTCTGCTCTAATTGAGCTCTCTCCTCCTCATCAGGGGATACCTCTATAAATATACCAAAGTCATATATATACAACTCATTAATCTCTTTAAGGATACCGACATTGTATTTACCTATCTGATTAGCGAACTCATCCTTAAAGTCTGCGTACTCTAAAATATCCGAGACTCTATATGTTAGAGCTTGAGCTAAACTTCTGTACATAAATAAACTTGCGTCTAGTATATGTCTTGTAGCTGTATTAGAATTTAAAGCTGCTAACTTCTGCACACCTACCAATGAATTAGGGTCAGGAGTTGAACCATCTCTAGCTTCATTTAACCCCGTTACCGCACGTATCATTCCTAAGTAATGGTTATAGTTCCCTATAAGCATCTGCGTTTTACTAGCCCCCGAATTTGATGTAAGCTGTTGAATAGGAACTTTACCTTGATTGTACTCACCATCCTGCGTATAACTTCTACCTATTACACTACCTGTTTGGAAGTATAAACGTAAAGCATCTTCAGGGTTATAAGCATTACCCGTACCTAAGTCAACTTCATTTAATCCGTCTGCATCTATATAAACACCATCAGGGACAACCTTAGATATAACTTGCTGTAGTTTTAAGTGAGTCATCTGAATTAAATCAGCAAAAGGAATCATCCTTCTAACTAATGACTCAATCACACCCTTATACATTCTTGGGGCTACAGCTACATAGTTTGGTATAGCGTGTTGACTAGCTGACTTAGGTCGAACCATATTCTCAGCAAGCTCCCACTTTAATATTATATTAGTACCCATAACCATTACGCCATCGTACCATACATCAATAGTCTTCTCAACCTTCTCAAACTTACCCTCATCCATCATCTCTTGTGGTGGATTAAATTGGTCGTCTTTCTCAATCATCTTAGAACCACCATTATCGTACACCTTCTTTTTGTATACAATCTTTTTTGTGGTCTTATAGTTAAAGTATAATAATGTAGCAGAGTCCCTAGAGAATATATTATCTTGGAACATCTGTGCTGTGTTATAATAGTCATACCAACTCTGACTATACTTTGATATTTGCTGTAGGTCATCATTAGTTAAAGAAGGGTCTATCTTCATTAACTCTATTATAGGTAGAGTCTTTATCTCTCCCCAATAAAAACAGTCTTTAAAGTGAGGGTCTTCAGTGTAGCTATAAACTACATTTGCAGGGTCTACATAGCTAATTTTAACTCCTGAACCCGGAAGGAACTCGTGCTTTGCTACACCAATACCAATTACTGTAAGGTCATAGTCGAATCTTTTACGTAGGTCAACGTATTCATTTTCAGCAAGCAAAGTATTTATAGCTTCCTCTTCTGCTATCTCAATAGCAGGTTTATAGTTGAGGTTCATATACAACGAAAGCTCCTCATCATTTTCAGGTAAATCATCAGGGTCCATAGTAAATGGATTCATACCTGTGTTCTCCTGTATAGTCGTAAGAACTTCTTTGGCAGCCATCTGCCCTTGTATCATATCCTGAAACTTACTACGCTTATCTTGAGACATAGCATCCTCAGCATACGCACTAACCTTAAACAACCTATCAGACATACCGTTAACAACGATATCTACAAACTTAGGGAGTATAGGTACAGGAGTCCAATCTAAATTAAGATAAGATAAATCTCCATCTACAGCAAGCTCGTTTTTATATTTAGCAATTGACTGTTCGCCTCTTGCATACAAACGTAGTCTCCTAAAATCTCTTTGTTGGTCGTAAAACTTACAGTTGCTAGAGTCTTTCTTAAACCATTCATACTGAATGGCTTGACCTATCTGTAATCCAAACTCGTCTGTAGCTTTTTCAGCATCAGAAACAAATTGACTAGGAAATCCTGCAGCCGTAATATTTATATTTACCTCTTTCATCTATCTTAAAAATTCACTGATTGACCCCTTGTTATTATATCTCCCAAAGGTAATACTTATTTTTGACTCTTTTTGCTCCGGAAGGTAGGTGTGCTTTTGGTTTGCCATTATAGCTAGCCCTGAGCTTATAGAGGCATCAAACTTAGTTCTGTTGTTAATATCAAACTTAGCCCAATCCTCTAGAGTTTTAGCAAATGGCATTGTACCCATCTCGTCCGAATCTCTGTAGTTGTTATTTATATCTAAACCGATATGCTTTTCAATGTAAGATTCAATTGCAGATGCGTGAGACTGCTTAACATCCTCAGATGAGTTAGGTATTCCCCCTAGCTCTTTCTCTGTTCTAGAGAGTTTGTTAAACTGCTTGTCAGGTCTGTTCATTGAATAACCTCTGTAACCTCTATTTTTAAAGTGATACAATAATCTAGGTTTATTGTTTTCACATAATATTGGCATACCATAAAATATGCAAGCCATAAGAACCTCTTCAAAAAATATCTCAGCCGTCTGAGGCCTTGCGATATACTCTAAGAAAAACTCACTACTTGGAGCTTCATCCATATTAAACTTAGTTAGCCCGTGAAGAGAACCGTTAGACCCCTTGCCTCCAACCGTTCCTGATATATCATACGAGTCACATCCAAACGAACCTATGTGTTCATTCCCGGGATATTTCATCCCTCTTTTTGTTATGATGTTATTCTGTAAGTTTTTATTTGGAACCCAACTTACTAAGAATCTTCCTCGAGTATCAGGGCTAAATATAACTTGAGTGTCTTTCTGACCATCCTTCCAATGAAATGACCCACGTGTTACGTGGTGCTCCATTATTAATGAATCGTTATAATCTATCTGTTGATATATCTTAGTTAGATTAAATAAAGAAGACTTACTCTCATCTCTAAATGCGTGAGACTCAGTACGTGGGAATTGTCTATAAAATTCATTTAACGCGTCAGCGTCACTTTTTAAAGAGTCTACCTCTGCGGTCCAATAATCTACAGCCCCATTACTAATCATTTCACCATCCACACCTTCGATTGGACTTGCAGGTTTTTTAAACACAGGCATTCCATACCTATCTATAAAGCCTTCCATATTCCATTCCATAGGTATAAACAATGCATACATCCCACTTTTAGTCTGACCGTTTGCATTTCTGCTACCTACGTTCGAATCTTCGTACAGCTTTTTAAAGTTATCTCCACCCTTAGATAATGCATTTGATGTTGAGCCCATCATACACTTACCAATAATCTTACTACCCAAACGTAGACACGTTTTTGTTACACGCCAATTGTTTAATATGTTGTTTGGCTTAATCCACTTCCCGCTTTCATCGTGTACTAGAAGCAATAGCTTTTCACCATCATACGAGTTATCATCCGTATTCTTCCAATCTATTGTAGTATCCAAACCTTCAAGCTCTTCAGCTTCAACATCGTACATATTTTTCTTGGTAATTTTAGATGCAGGAATTCTAAAAGCTAATTCAGTCTTTGGTTTATCCATACCATCCATAATCGGCTTAAAGAAAAAAGGAAGTCTACCGTTGATTGGAACTACCTTATCTGTAAACATCTTTTTAGCATCCGAACCGGTCTTAGATAATATACCTACTCTAGAGTCTTTTGCTAGTGTACCTGTATTAACAGCCTCTGACGACCCCATAAAAGAAAAACCTGAACGTCTTATCTTTAAGTAAGTCATCCCAAAAGAACGCTTATCAGCTTTACAAGCTTCCCAAAAAATAAAAAAGATTCTGTTAGCCTCACGATAGTCAGGGTAACCAACATCAATGCTAGTCCATTGCAGATACATATAATGAGACCCCGTAATATACGTAGGCTCCCCTTTATTCATAAACCAATAACCGTCCTCCCTTCTGTCAAACTCAGTCTCAATATAGTCAACCCACCTATCCTTGAAAGCAGCAGGCATCTCATTCCATTGAAATATTGAGTTTATCTTTTGTAATTCTTTTGGGAACTCTGCTCGCTCCCAATACTGAAGCGATTTAGTTTTATGTCTTTGCGGTATTGATTCAGCTCTTGAAGGTAATCCTATCTTTAATCCTGATATTTCTACCACCTCACCTACCTGCCCGGTCTTAGATATATTTATAAAGTCGTATTGTTCGTTGTATCCATACAACCAACTTCTACCGCTATTCTTTTTCTTTAGCGGCCCTTTAGGAATATAATTCTCAACTACTCTGTATAAGTTATTTTGACCTTCGTTCTGCAAATCCTTGTTTAGTATCTGTTCTCTTAGGCCCTTGAGCCTCTATGTTTAAGTTGTCTTGCTCGTTATCAATACGTTTAAGTATCTCAAATGCATCGAATATAGATAACTTCTTAGACGCTGCTGCATTCTTTAATTTATCTGCAGCTAAATCATCCTCAGGGTCAGGCTTTATAATATCCTCTTTAGCAACCTTTATTAGTTGCTTAACAGCTTTATAACCCGCATCTATAATTTCTTTCCTTAACTCTGTAGAGTCCATTATATTTTTTTTAAAAACATTACTTGAACTAATCTTGCCTCATCATCAACTCCAAAGTTTTCTTTTATATTTCTAGAATGTAATTCTTTAGAGTCAAACCAACACATTCTATTAAACTTATAATCAATAACTTTTATATCATTAGGAATATAGACTGTTGTTCCCGCACCTTCAGGGTACCTTTCGTTTAAATAAAAAAGAACTGTAATATCACCCATCATCTCATCACTGTGTAAATAATTAGGCTCATCTTGAAGATAAGGAGATTGACGTATAAAATTAAAAGCTACTTCATAACCTGTAAATATATCCAATACTTTTTTTTCAAACTCATCGTTACTTCTAGGCTGTATTCCTTTAAACACATTGACTCCATCAGAGACATCTATAAAAGAGTTACTTAAAACTTCTCTTACATAATCTTTAGGGTTAGGTAGTACTTGGTCAATTATTCCAAACATTAAACCTTCATAGTTATCTGATGGTCAAATACTCTGTATAAAACCTCATCATCAATTGTAAACTCATACTCGCTGTCAGGTGTAAAGAAAACCCTATCACCATTTTGCACGCCTTGAGACTTTAAGTAATCATTCGAATATACCATATCACCCATAAGAGGCTCATACTTACAAGCCTTATCCATAAAGCTATCTAGCTTATCTATAGGCTTTACAAAACAAAATCTATCGTGGCTATTCCAACTTCCATCTTTTTTATACAAATAGAATTGGTCGTTATCTACAAAAAATAAATCATCCTTGAAATAACTCTTACCACTCTTACGTCTACCTTTTATGTCGTTGTAGAACTTAAACACATTGTGGTGAACTAAAAGTATATCGCCTATATTTACAGGACCTTCATATCCTACAGGAGTCTCAACCACCGTAGCCTGCCTATTAGAAAACTTATGCTCTTCCTCTGAGGTATTAACAATAAACTCCATACCACCAATATCTTTAGTGTTAGTATATCGCTTACCCTCAATAGGTCTTACTATAAAATTAAATGGGGACTTCATTATGACCCGCACGCTTCACAGTCCTCGTCATCTATACTGCAAGCCTCGGGCTGTTCTTTTTCTTCTAGGTCAACTATCCAAGAATCTAAAGTGTCTTTTTTAGACTCCTCTGCTCTAGATGCAGAGTCTTTTATAAAATCGTCTTCGTAACTCATTCTAAAAGTTTATATTGTATTCGATTGAAATTGGCATATTAGAGTTAAACTCTTTCCACAAAACTATAACATCCTCACGTTGTATCCAAATCTTATAGGATATAGATTGTTTGTCATACTGAATTAAATGTATTTTATGCGACGCTCCTAGTATCTCCTGACCAACTAAGTAGTGCATTGCACCTGACTTATAATCCGGGCCTACAGATATTTTACGAATATCCATAGCTTTAGAATGCAGCTATAGCTACTCTCTTCCAAACATTAGTAGCCGTGCATACATACAAAAAATTTGCGTCTAAAGCTATTTGACCCTTAACGCCTGTAGCTGTAGCTGAAGCAGGAACCGCATTACCATTAAAAAGAGTTAAAGCATCACCTAGTGTAAAGTTTTTTGTTGAGTTAGCAGGCGTTGCGTTAGCGTCACTCCCTATTAACTTATCATCAAGTGCAGGAGTTGTTGTTGCGTATGTACTTATTTTTGGCATAACTATTTCTTTTCAGGTGGTTTTATTTCTCCTGTCTCAATATTGATGACAGAATCTTTACCGTATTTATCTATTAACTTTCTTTCCTCTTGTGCTGACTGCTCTTTAAGAGCTGACATCTTTCCTATAAGAGCGTGCTGCTGTAGGACTGTTTCACCTAACTGCATCTTGCACTTATTGAATTCTTTTAATGAACCTTGAAGAGTCTCTAACTCTTCTTTTGTTAAATTTGCCATTTGATTAGATTTAGTTTTCTACAAAGATAGGAATTATTTCTTAGATGAACCTCCAAAGAAAAAGTCTACTATAGTATTTACCTTACTAGACATAGCTCCAAAGACTGTACTTATAAATCCTATTTCATAATCAGACAACTCAAGTGTATTCATTACGAAGTATTCAAACATCGTGTAAGATAAAAAGAAGTAAGCTGCTGTAAATATAATAGCAAGAGCTTTTTGTATTATATTGTCATCGCTAAACATTGAGCGTGCACTTTTTCTATCCTCAACCTCTAAAGCATACATCTCCTTCTCGTGGTTCTGAACAACCTCCTCAAGCTTTTGCTTTAAAGCTAAACGCTCCTCATCTGTCGTTACAACCTCATCTATAATCTCTGTGGCTTGACCTAATAAACTACCTAGTATATGTTTAAACATCTGCGTATCTGTATTTAACATCACCATCTTCGTCTTTAAACGCTTCAAGTACCTGTTTTCTATTACCATTCTTAACTAAAGATATATGTATCCAAGAAAAATCAAACTCGTTAATCATTTGGTCAAACTCTATCCCTGATTCTAATATCCAATCATAGATAGCTTTATTGTCCATCACTCCGTTTTCCCAATACTGTAAATCCAAAGCTTCACCTTTGCAATGCTGCGACTTAGAGCTCCCACCAATAGCACGATTAAGTGCTTTGGAACGATAACCACTACTAATCCTGATAGGACCAATAGCGTCACGAAGAGGTTGTAAAAGAAAGTCAACAGCACGCTGCAAATTACGTAGATGTTTTTTAGTCGGCTCATTATCTATGTCTAATCTTTTAGCTGTATTACTATTTGTAAATTCAGACAATAAAAAATTTTTACTTAACCTCATAACTTATTAGTGTGTTACTACTATAAATCCAACCACATATGGCATAACCATTAAAGCCCAAAATAAAATGTAGGCAATTTTTGGGTTATTTAGTTTATAAAAAAAATTCATTACTTAATATTGTTAGATTTATACGTTGTATAGAAATTATATATTGTATAAGCTAAACCTATAACTAAAGCAGTTAATCTTAAAAATTGTTCAACCTCTGTTAAGCTAACCCCTATTGCAGCTCCGTTTACTGCTATGTTTTTTATCACGTCCTTATCCATCTTACCACTTTGCTTTATCCGCCCAATATGCAGCAGAACATTTACCCTTAGCTATATTCTTTGCGTGACGTGCTTTAAACGAACGCCTTTTTGCACTCATCTTTGAGCCCTCACCTTTTTTAGGAGCTCCGGCTGTCTTTGCTCCCTGCTCACCAAACCGTATTGTCTTCACCTTACCATTACAGTTGGTGACAACGATATGTGATTTCTTTGGGTGACTAGGAGTTCGCTTTGGCTTATTAAGACCTGAGACTCCTGCCCTTTTTATTGCTGACGCTTTTCTTTTGCTATCCATAAATATTTTATACTTACGCACTTAAATGTCGCTGAGCTAGTCCACATATTATATAATATCAGTTTGATTGTCTGAACAAAATTTAGAAGCCTCTGAGCTAGTCATTAAACTATTACTAGGATAAGACTTGCCCTCGCCCAACTTAATTAAAGAAGATAACTCTCCTTTAAGCCAAGATGCTTCAAGCTGTACTATATAGTACTCAACATCATCTACCCTTATCATTGGATTAGCCCCAAACTTACCTCCATTACTTTCACCAAGCTCTTTGAAGGTTGGGTGAATAACACCGTTTTGAATACCCTCTTCGTCATACTCAGGTATACCATAGCTACTTATTAACTCGTCCGGTATTAAGCTATTAAAAGTTGCGTCGTTTAAACACAAAAATACATTTCCTCTCATATCTAAATATATACTTTATTTAAACAAATAAATTTATCTATCGTCACTAGAATTTTTACTAGATAAAACCATCATAGTTAATACTGCTCGTAAATCTTCAGGAGTAATAGTGTTCTCTCCACCTTGAAACAAGTCCTCTATTGAATCAAGCAACTCAGCTCTAGTTCGTTTATCACTAGAAGCAACAGAAACTTTAGTATCTCTGTTTGTTCCTACTAAGGATTTATATCCGCTTCTTAATGTTGAACTTTTATAATCTCGTTTTGCCATTTCTATTTATTTAAAATCCGTAATCTGATGAGAAGTCATCACTAAATGATGATGATGGAGTATGTGCAGATAAACCTGCGTTATAATTGTTTTCTATTTCGTCAGCATCTAAAGCAGTATCATAAAGTAATACATCACTTATTATTTCTGAATAACTTAAATCTGCTCTAGAACTCCATCTACCTATCTCTAAAACATTTGTATTATTTGGTATAGCACCTGAAAAAGATGTTGAAGTTGAAAAATCTCCGTTTATATAAGTTTTTATAACTGAACCATCATATGTTGCTGCTAAATTAACCCAACCTGATGTTGCTATTGTACCACTATCTAAATTTGTATCTCCAATATAAAATCTAAAATGTGATGAACGTTTTATAAGTGCATAATCTTTTTTTCCACTATCAGTATTATATTTAGCAACTAAACCTTTATTATTTTCTGTGTTAGATTTTATCCAACATTGAATTGTTATAGCACTTGTAGGATTTATAGAAGCATCATCAGGCACCTCAGCATAACCCGAACCATCTAAATTTAAACTATGCTCTCTAAGTCGAACAGGGTTACCCGTAATGTCTTTAGAAGGGTCATTAGGGTTTGATATTAAAGTAACATCAATATTTGCATTCTGAGTTAAAGGAGATGCTAAAAAATAATTTAAGTTTGACAACTTATTCCAATCCATCATACCTAATTGCGGTATTGTACGTTCGGCTGTTTCCCAAGAGGCTCCTACAATTTTGCCGACAGAAATTACTTTTGCCGAAACATTAGTCATTTTAAAATCATCACTATTATCAAACACCTCAAATGCAGGGCGATTTGAAGCTCCACCACCGGTGTAAATGAAAGTATAAGTACCGTTTGATTCAACTCTAATTCCGCTTTGAGGCGGTCTAGAAATAGCAACACTTCCTGCAGGCTCTTTAATTCTCATAACAACTGTATCACCTACTGCCACATCATATATAGTGTATGTAAATAATATAATTGAGGTAGGGGCCGGTACAGACCCTGTATTACTACTAGTTAGAAGTACCCCTGCATCTCTAGAATTAATAAATTGAAAGTAACCATCTCCAAATGTTCCTGCACCTGTACTACTAGACCATTCAGTTGTTCCTAAAGGAAAGTCTCCATCAGGAATAAGCTCAGAACCTAAAGGGACTCCGCTATTAAATGCAACATTACCATTACCCTCGCTCAAATGCCAATAGCCTTTTAGATTAGATAAGGCAATACTTGAAGCAGAATTGTCAGTAACAAGATGCTGAGGATTGTTGTAGTCAAAGGTTACATCAGCTTGAGTCCAAGCTACATCGTAGATTTGTAAATCAGATAGTTTACCCTCATAATGTCTACTTGTTCCATCTCTACCAATATCAGATTGTGAAGCACTATCTGACAACGCAGTTGTTGTTTGAGCAGCTATAAGAGTACCATCAATATATACTGATGTTGTTGTTCCGCTTACTGATACTACAAGCCTAGACCATTTATTGTTTAAATCTGATATTGTGTAATTAACTGCTGCTCCACTTGCATTTGTATAAATAACTAGAGTATCATTATCATTAAGCCAAGCATTAAATCTACCATAATCTATTATAGTTTGGTACGATGTACTAGCTGATACAACAGGATTTAACCAACAAGCAAAGGTCATATTTGTTGCAGGATTTGATTGTAAACCTAAATTAACATAATCTGTACTGCCATTAAAATCAAGACACTTACCTGTATATAGAGTAGCGTTGTTTGAGTTACCCGATTTATCAGGTGCGATTTGAGTTACTTCTTGAATTTTAAGAGTTGTTATTGTAGCATCTCCCGCAGACTTATTTTTTATATATACATTAGTTTGTGTCGGAACAAAAATAACTGTATCACTAAAAGCACCCGAAGATGAAGTTGAATAATACTCTACATTATCATTAGCATTACCTACACGAATACCACTAGAAGCATCAGTTGTACCTGCGATAGTTAATTTATAAGCTTTCCCAACCTCTACTAATGTCTTATATACACCACCATCAGGGTTTGACTTGAAAGTATTAGCAGTCTTTTCTGTTATGTCTACGTCACTCCACCCACTTGTAGTAAAGTCATAACCTTCAGTTAAGTCCTCCCCAAGAATCTCGCTCTTCTCGAAAGGTAGCCACATTTTTAAGCCGGAGGTAACTATTCCGGCTATTAGATTAACAACTGCTAGGGTTGAGCTTAATATTATATTACCAATAATATTTATCATAACCTACCAAAGAGCTATAATGAATGTAGCGTCTGTGTTTGTAGAGTTAACTCTAATAACAGAGTTTAGCGGCATAAACATTCCGGTAGGGATAGCTTTAAATGTAACAACATCACCTGAAGTGTTAACAACAGTAATGTCGCCTGAACCTCCGCAATATAAAGCACATCCGTTCTGAGGGTTATTAGCTTGAGAGTACACAGTATAAGCTGTGTTCGTTGGAATAGTAGCTGAAGTTCTAAGTACAGTAGCACTCTCAATATCTGTTACTGTTGCTGCAACTGCTCCGGCATATACAATATCACCTATAGCTACACCTTTGTTTATAAAGTCACCACTAGTATCAGTAAGTTTATTTGCAGTACCGGAAGTACTTGTTCCCGTTTGAGTAACTGCTGCTATATTTGGTATATTAACAGTGTCGCTAGGGATAACATTTAAGAATCTACCTGCTTGTAATTTTTGATATGCCATTACTTATTATCTTTATTGTATGGGAAAACCCTATTTAATGTATCCTTTCTTTTACCGCACCCGCAGTCTTCTTTACCGACAGCTTTAGTAACTTTCTCGACAACAGCCTTTATTCCTGTTGCTTTAGTGAACTTCTCTACAGAGTCTCCTAATCCTTTTGATTTCATTTTACTTGTACTTAAAGGTTATTTACCGCCTAAGTTCCCTCTGTAAACAGAGTTCTTTCTATCCCAAGTATATGTGATACCGTTCTCTGTAAAGGTTGGTTTATTTTGCATCTTAGGGCCGGTCTTCTTAGGCTTATTAGCATCCGACTTAAGAACACCAAAAGAAGCTTGCTTCTTTGGGGTCTCTTGAGGTGTTTCAGCTAAAGGCTTGCCTAAATCTCTTTTATACTTAGCCATTACTTTTTGATTATAGAACTTAAATGTGCTCCTACTTTACCACCTTTAATACATTGGTGCTCGTATGACATTGAGTGGTCTCCACCATAAGCGTGACCGTAATCTTTCTTAGACATAGCTTTAGACTCATCTCTTCTTGACTTCATTGACTGAGACTTCTTTCCGTTCTTAGCTCCTAATGATTCGTCTAACCTTGAATTGTAACCTTGCTTTTTCATAATGTTTTTTGTTTCTACAAAGATAGCAAATTATTTTGTGCTACTTTTGTTCCTACAAATCTACAAAATTTAATCGAATGAATAATGACTACTTAAAGTATTGGCGTGTAATAAGATACTTCATAAAAGCCAAGTACAATCTATCGCAAGGTGACCTAGATGTAATACTCTTCTTAAACTCAGAAGGTTACTTTGGTAAAGCAAAGTTTGATGAGTTTGATGAACTGCTAAGTTGGGATAAGGGTAGGTTTAAAAGATTGCTACGTGATGGGTGGATACAGGTCTTTAGAAAAAGATGTGGCCCAACAAAAACAGTATACGTCCTCTCATACAAAAGTAAAAGAGTATGCACGTCAATCTACAATAAGTTAAGCGGTGAAGAGATACCTACTAGTTTATCAGGCAACCCTATGTTTGCTAAGAATGTAAAATATACCGATAAGGTATATAGGAATTTTATTAAAGAGATGAACGCTGCTACACGACAACAACAACATCGTGCTCCTGAATAATCGTAAACTGTTCGCTCTCAATAAACATAGAGTAACCGGCTCTGCTATCGTAGTATATCGTGTCACCCTTGTTGATTACATTCACATCTGTACCTGATTCAGCTACATTAGCTTTCTTGTAACGTATACCATCAACATCATCACCCGATAATAAAAGACCCGACTTAGTCTTTACCTCTTCCTTGATTTCTTTGATTGCTATATATTTTCCTATTGGCTTCATCTAATATCCTGTTAAAAGTTTTAGTACATCGTTTATTGCTTGGTGTCTATGGTTGTCCTCTAGGATTACCTTGAACACGTGCTTGCTATCCTTAATCTTATGAACATCATCAATAGCTGAGTTTAGAGACGACCCTAAGTCAATCTGCTGATTGTCTCCGCAGAATATCATTATTGAGTTTCGACCGAGCCTACCTAAAGCCATCCTTAATTGTGGCTTGGTTAGATTCTGAAACTCATCTACTATAACAACAGCGTTGTCAAATGTTCTACCCCTGAAGTGTGCAAGAGACACAAGCTCAATCTCCTCCTGCTCTACCATCTTCGCTATCTTCTCAGGCTTATTATAAACCTTACGCATATTCGACATAATAGGTACAAGCCAAGGCTCTAGCTTCTCCTTCTCATCACCGGGTAAGAACCCGTTATCCTCAGTGGCTACTGTAGGGCGTGTGATTATTATCTTATCATACTGCCTTTTGAAAAATAAATCTAAGGCCACCTGTACGGCTAAGAGAGTCTTACCTGAGCCTGCTTTCCCTACAATAAAACTGTAGGCGTGATTCATTATGTTCTCCTTTGCTTTCTTTTGCTCGTCCGATAAGGTTATGTTAAACTTTACATTCCCTCGTGGTGGCTTCTTATCTTTATTGCCCATCTAGATTTTTTACACGATTACTTAGGACAGTTGCAGTTGCTACAATTTTGTGCTTTATCTTTAGATACCTTTGAACAACGCTTAATGGTAGGCCTTTCTTGATTGACGCTCGCAAAGCTTTTGATATTATTCCACGCATCTTTTATAGTTTTAATTACTACCGATAAACTACTTGTCATCTTTGTCTACAAATACATTAGTATAAATAATATACAATGAAATCGCTGCTAATATAATTATAATGTTTGATACCATAACTTATTTTGTCTCATAACTTCGTGCCATCGTAACAATAGCGTTAGTACTTAATAGAGTGACAGCTACTGACACAGCATTTTGCAGTGCGTTCTTTGTAACCTTCATAGGGTCAATAACACCCATCTTATACATATCTCCCCACTCACCATTCTTTACGTTCATTCCGTAGTTAGAGTCATCATACATAAGTCTCTCCTTCACTTCATCAGACAACTCTAAACCTGCATTAGAAAATATCTGTAACAAAGGAGCACGAAGTGCTTTCGCTAAAATCTTTCCCGCAACCCCATAGTTGTCATCCTCTATGTACGTAGCTTGTTTATAAAGAGCTACACCTCCACCCGGAAGTATACCCTCGTGAGTAGCTGAACGTACAGCACACACTGCATCATCAACCCTGTCATATAATTCTTTATGCTCTAGTTCAGTCTGACCACCAACGTATATCACTCCAACACCGCCGGTTAGAGACGCTATCCTTGATTGTATAAATTCCTTCTCATCCTTTGTCTTAGATAAAAGCTGTGCTGAGTATAACTGCTCAACCCTATCATCTATATCCTGCTGAGAAACAACAGACTCATCCTTCACGATGATTGTAGAGTCTCTATCAATTATAACCTTCTTAGCTTTACCTAAATCACTTGGCATAATTAAACTTAAATCATCACCCGTCTTCTCACTATAGTAAGTAGCGCCAACAGATAATGCAATATCATTCATTAACTCGTGCTGCTTGTAACCAAAGTTCGGCGGCTGAACACAACAAACCTTAAGCCCGTTCTTCATAACATTAGCCGACAACGTGTTAATTACATTAGTTGAACAAGGCGCAATGATTAATAACTTACTCCCTTCCTGTATAATTGGTTTTAATACATTCTCAATCTGTAGTATGTTATTTATCTCAGCGTCACTAACCAATATATTCACATCCTCAAAGATGCACTCATCCTTCTTATGGTTGTTTACAAATAAGTTAGATGAATATCCTCTATCTACCTTAACACCCTTTGTGGTCTCAAAATACGTATCAGGGGTTTGTGAGCGTTCAACTGTAACGATACCATCCTTACCTACTTCTTTATAGACATTGGCTATTACACCGCCTATAAATGAGTCGTTATTAGCTGATATAGTTGCTACACTAGTCAACGTCTTATTAGTTACAGGCTTGCTCATCTTCTTGAGGTTTTTAATAACATCCTCAGTAGCATTTACAAGTTGCCTGAAAACCTCCGTCTTATTATCAGATGCCTTAATCATACTATCTCCATTTCGAACCAAGGCGTTAGACAACACAATAGCTGTTGTAGTTCCATCACCCGCAGACACAGCAGTCTTCTCCGCAGCCTCCTTTACTATTCTGACTGCAAGATTCTCCACAGGGTCAAGCAAGCTAATAGACTTAGCCACTGTGACTCCATCCTTAGTAACGGTCATTCCCGATAAATGTTCTTGTGATTCGATAAGCACTGTGTGTCCTTGAGGCCCAAGAGTGCTCTGTACTGCATTAGTGATTTTCTCTAGACCATTAAACAACTTTGTTCTGCCTTCTTCTGAGAAATGTAACTCCTTAGGAGTGTAACCTGATTGATTCATTTTGTATTTGATTTAATTTACTGCAAATATAAAACATATTTTTTAATACGCAAATGTTACTTTTAGTCCGCCCTACTATATATATATATATTCCCCTTTATTATTATTTTTTTATTTCTATAAATTAGGGTTAAAATTAACATTATTAACAGTAGTACTGATAATCAAATAGTTAACTAAAAATAATTGACATTAAATCAACATCACTTTAACATATAATGTCAAAAAAAAGAGGGAACTTAATCCCTCTTCTAGAATTGAAAGTCACTACCCAATCAATTCAACCATCAAACACAATGTATCTTAAAATCCTTTCATAAACTTTTTCATATCTTTTCTCATCTCAGCTCGCTCAATACCATCAGCAATCATTGAAGTCTTTTCATTCTTCTTAACCATCTTGCGAAGTTCTGCCGCTTCCTCGATTCCACTCTTTCCTACCGGACGGTTGTTAATTAATCGACCATCCTTTACTGTTAATCCGCTATAATCCATCTTTATATATTTTTACGTGTAAACTAATTAATCCTAAATATAATATGTACTCCGAGAACTTAAA